GTAAACCCTTGCGTCGCCGGACACCCATGCGTTGCCGTAAACCCTTGCGTCGCCGGAAACCCATGCATTGCCGTCTTGTGATATATTTTCCTCTTTCTCCGCGTACCCGCCTAGCTCTCCGGCTTTCACGCTCCCAAATTCAACCAGTGCTTTGATTCTAAATAACTTTTTTCCAAGCGCATTTGTGATAAATTCTGTTGTTAATTCAAATTTTTTCATTTCTCTTCTTCCTTTCTTGGCTTCCATTTTCCTAACATTTGTTCCAATTCTCTTGGTGTTAGCGTTTCAATTCCTAAGTCTTCCGCTTCCTGTATCGTGCCTTTGATTAGCTCGCTCATTTCCCGGCTGTCGTAGGTGTGCGAACCTCGCATGAGCCTGTAAAACACTACCTCTTTGCCTTTTTCTAGCCGCCGTCCTATCGCAACCGTGTGAATGTCCTCTTTTTTGTACATGATGTTGGTTGGAACATTGGTTTTTAAAACTGCTATGTCCCCTTTTATCAGCTCCGGCTGTCCGTATCTTCCTATCATTAAATTTTTAGCTTCCGCCTTGCTCGTGCCGACTTTCTCTGCTATTTTGGTGACTAACACGTGGAAATAGGCGTTTGCTGACAGGCTTCTTTTCTTGTGGAACGGTTTAATTATTACGGACAGCTTTTCCAACTTTTTCAGTTCATCCACGCCCTTTATAAACCGCTCCGCCTCGTTAATTTCCAGGGTAACTGTTATCTTTTTGCTAAAATAATCCACTGCTAAGTTTTTTATTTTTCCAGTTAAATCCATGCTATTTTAGTCCTAATTCCTTCATGGCTTCAGCGTATTGTTGCTGTGTCGTCTGATACAGTGATTTTAAACCTCTTTGACTTGCCCATTCTTTAATTTGGGCTTCCGTCATTCCTTTTTTTTGCATCAAATCATAGAGCCGTTTTGCTTCTTTCTCTGTGATAACCTCGTTGCGTTTGTATTCGTCTGTATCCGCGTCTTTCGAGTCGTCCAAAAGAAACAAGCTATTTAACGCGTATTTCCTCGCGTAGCTTGATGCCGCTCCGGTAATTTGTGCCGCGTCCATCTTTGGCTTATTCTCTTCTTCTCTGGCATATGCTGTAGTACAAAAACTGCTCTCGCTTTCTACATCTTTCAAAACTGCTGTCGCTTTTATATAAAATCGGTTGCCCAACATAACGATTTCGTCGCTAATAGACAGTAGTAAACCTTCTTCGTCTAACAACGGTTTTACCGCCTCATAGATGTCCTCTAAGCTCCTATAGTTGTATTTGCCAAAGTCACTGTACCTGCTTTTTGGTACCTTTAACTCTGCCTGAATTCTTTGCAACTTTTTGTGAATATCTCCCATCTTTCTTACCTCACTATCACGCTCTTTGAGGTCTCAATGTGCGCTCCCGCGACCTCTTTTCCGGCTTTAATCGCCTTTTTAATCGCTGTCTTGTCCGCCTGTGGCTCTGGAATCCTGATGTATTCCTCTGTCAGGCTGCCTAAGTCGTCAATGGTCACAGACTCGCTGTTTCTGTATGACACGCTTACTCTTGCCGTCTTGAGCTTTTTGTCTCCGAGTAAGTACGGTAAGTATTTTTTCTTGCTGTCTATACCGTTGTTGCAAGTTCTGAGCCGTTGCGTAAGCTTGTCAATCTCCTCTTTCAAAGCTTTAGCCATTGCCGCGTCATTTTTTATTGATAATGCGATATTTTCGGCCTTCTGGATATTGTCAAGTTCTAATTCTTCCATGGCGCCCTCAATAATTTCTCCTGTTTCTTCGTCCATGCAGCCAATAATTGCACTGTCAATCTCGTATAGTGTCATTGCTCTAATTCCTCCTCATATCTCTCGTATTCGTTGTAGTTTGCCGCACCTCGTTTGATTGCTTTGTGTGCTGTTCTGTACTCATATTCTGCCTCAAGGTGCTGTCTTTTTAGGTATTCCCTGACTGGGTCAACGTACCACTCCGCCATGTTTCTCCTCGCTTTCTTCTCCCCATGCCGTTTCAATGCTTTTGCTCAATTCGTTGTAGCCGCGGGCAAAAGCTTCAATTTCTTTCATCCGCAAAACGCCTGTTTTTTGTACCTTGTCTTTAAATAGCTCTAAAATAGCTCTTGCAATCGCCTTGTCCTCGACTGTGATTACAACACTTGCAGGAATCACACCTTTTTTCTCTAAGACGTCCTCATACTCTCTTTTCGCAAAGCCGTTTACGCTAATCATTGTGTTATTCATAACCTAATCTCTCCTTCTTTTCTGCTATCCAATCCCCTAACGCTCCCTCGCACTGTTCCGGGGGATAATTTTTATTATCTCGTTCCAACCGCCCAACTATTTCTCCCAGTGTGGGTAGTTCTGGTACTGCTTCTTTCTGCTCTATCGCTCCCGCCGCTCTTATCATCTCCTGGAGCTTCGGTGGGTACTTGTCTATTTCCTTTTGCGCTTCTAACGCCGCTCTGTAGCTTCTGAGAAAATTTGACTGTATGACCGTCTGAAAGTCCGCTGAATCTACTACCGCCCAGTCGTGGAGCGTCTGTGGCGTTCCTACTGCCTTTTGCAACGTAGGGGGCAGTTTGTCAAACTCCTCTCTGTAACCGTAAATCCCATTGCTGCACGCCTTTGCCACTGTTGCCCATGCTTCCTGCTCGCTCAGGTAGCTGCTTTCCGCTTTGAGCTTACTGGCACACTCTAAAATATCTGCCGGTGTCGGCGGAAACTTTCCTGTTGTCATGTACATCTGTGCCGCCACGCTTATCGTCTGGTAGTCGTTGTTCTTGCCTACCAGGCGGTACCACATGTCTAACGCCTGTTCGTTTGGAACAAAACCCGGAGACGTGTAAACGGTCTTTAATGCGGCTACGATTTTAGAAAACTCCGAAATCGTCATACATTCCGCCTCCCTCCTGTTCTTTCTGTGCTGCCCAGTGCTGTATATCTCCGTACAGTCGGTCGTTAATATTCTTCGTGCTGTCGTTACCTGTTTTCAGTTCGAAAAGCCCTAGCCACTCTTTATCCAATGACTGGTCTATAATCTGTTTCATCAGTCCAACATCACCGCCAGATAATTCATGTAACTTTTTGAGTAATGCTTTCAAGGCTCTATCTGTTCGGACTGGTTTTCTAATCTTCTTCCGCATGGAAAGAAATTCCAGAAACTTATTGTTTAGTTCCTCGTCGTCAAAGTATCTCGCGGGCGCGCCTTTATCTTTAGTATTATTACTAGCATTATTATTAGTATTATATATATTAGTATTATTGGTACCCATTTTGACTACACCCCCGTACCCATTTTGACTACACCCTGTACCCATTTTGACTACACCCCCGTACCCATTTTGACTACACCCTGTACCCATTTTGACTACACCCCCGTACCCATTTTGACTACACCCTGTACCCATTTTGACTACACCCCCGTACCCATTTTGACTACACCCTGTACCCATTTTGACTACACCCCCGTACCCATTTTGACTACACCCTGTACCCATTTTGACTATAGGGGGTTCAGCTTTTTCATGAGCTATATAACGGTTAAATTTCACTCCGCTAATCTCCTCAACTCTCTTTTCAATTACTCCACGATTTACAAGATTTTCAAGATTTCTTTGTGCAGTACTTTTTGACACGCCAAGAAAATTTGAAATGTATTTCAACGACCCTTTAAATTCTGATTCACCATCCTGCGAAAAGCCGTAAATAAGGGCATATGTGAGGAGTTCATTCCCTCTTAATTGTAAATCTGATATCATCCAATCTTGAATAACGATGTATGCCATGTCTACCTCCTATCTTGACAAATTGCCAAGTCTTTTGTATGATTTACTTGTATGATTTATCGTAAGAGCTTAATGGTAGGGCTCTTCCTTTTTTACCTCATGCTCTACACCGTCTTTATCGGTGTAGAATACTTTGTCATACTCTACACCCTGCTGTCGTCCTAAAAGGGTGTAGAGTAATCTAATAACATACTCTTTTCTTGGAGGCTCATTCATTTTTTATTCACCCCCTAACATCACGAAAAAATTATAATTGCTATAATCTTTTCCGGCGGTATGTGTTACCACACCAACCCAACTGGACGAGATCCAGATAACCAACGCTACTGACACGATGGTCAGCAAATTATATATGGCTTTCATCTTTACCTCCTAACTCCTTTTCGGGTATCACAACTATTTTCACGTGCAGTTCCTTAGTGATGCGTTTCAAAGTTTCCGCATTAGGAAATCGTCTGCCTGTTTCGTATTGTCTGATTGTAACTTCAGCTAATCCACATCTTTCAGCCAGTTCTTTCTGGGTGATTCCACGTGCTTTTCTTGCTATTGCAAGCATCCCCCTTATATCTCCTACTTCCATCTTTACACCTCAAATCTCTGTTGACGGTTATATTCATCAATTCTCAACTTTGTATTTGTTTTCGGTTCCCAGTTGTCTACATAGTCAATAGCCTCCTCATAGCGTTTGCGAGGGATGTTGTTCCGGCTGTTAACTTTAAATCTGTCTTGCAAATCCCTGTTGCACTCTGCAAATACAACTTTACTGATGTATGCATAGGCTTCTGTATTCTTGCCGCCTAATGCATTTAAAACAGCTTTATTGACGTGCTGTCGCAATGTCTGCTGTTGCCCATAGTCAATTACCATGTTGCTCTCAAGGTTCTTAATACGGTCTTCGTGGTCGTCTATCATGCCCAACTGAATACGCATCATTTCTTGAGGGGATAGCTGTTTCTGATAGCTCCCTGTCTTTCTGATGGACGGAAGAACCTCTCCGGCTACCCAGTCGGTAAAGCGTTCTGCACTTTCTTTGCGACTCTGGAAGATTACTTTGTAAAGATTAAGTTCGTTCACAAAGTTTGCATTTTGTCTCCTGCCTACGCTATCGATGACCATACCAGTAGTAACCCCATCGGGTTTTAATCTTGATTTGACTCTGCTAGGTTGTTCAAGGTCCAATGCGTGGCAAACATCCGCTAAGCAGAAGTACGGTTCGTCATTAATTATCTGGGTCCGAATTGAACCGAACTCATTGTTTTCGAAGATTTGAATATTTTTCATCTAGTCGCCTTCTTTCTGTTCTTCACGTTCCTGCTTCTTATTGCTTGCCATTGCTTCACCCATACCAAGTAAGTAGCCTTTATTAAATTCAGACATATTAGGAATAGCTTTTGTTATAGCTTCAAGAATCTGTTTTTCTTTTTCTGACATTTTTAACACCTCTCTTTCTCGACCTACCATCATCAGTACCGGGAGGTCATTCCCGGCAGACGGTCATTTCTGACCGTTTCGGCTAATTTGAAATATTCTGCAATCCTGCGATCACAAGTGCAAGTGTTGTTTTACCATTATTTGCTTCTTTTGCTCTTGCCATTAATGCTGAATAAAGTTCATGAGGAATGTTCTTTGTACCGTTTAAAGCGGCTAAACATTCATCGTAGGTTAATAAATTAATCATTTCTTTCGCCTGCTCAATACTTTCAAGCTTATCAATTTTCTTATTTGCTAAATCTTCTCTTGTTATCATGTTTTCCCTCCTGTTTGGTTGTCTTGTGTTTTGTTGTCTATGTGACTATTATACGTCATTTATACAACAATGTCAACACCCTTTTTGTTGTTTTTATGACTTTTTGTTGTTTGTGTGACTTTTTTGTATTGATTTTTGCTTTTTAATGGTGTATAATGTTAACAAGAAAAGAGGTGATTGGAAATTGAATGAAAGATTGAAAAAATTAAGAAGAACTTTAGACTTAACTCAACAAGCGTTTTCTGATAAATTAGGAGTAAAACGCAATACAGTTGGGCAATGGGAAATCGGGCGTAACGAGCCTAGTGACGCAATTATTTTTTCTATTTGTCGAGAGTTTAACGTCAATGAAGACTGGCTACGAACTGGAAACGGCGAAATGTTTATCGAATTAACAAGAGATGAACAGATAGAAAACTTTGTCGGTGATGTACTGAAAAGCGAGGAAGATTCTTTTAAAAAGAAATTTATTTCGATGCTTTCGGCGTTAGATGAATCCGACTGGGAAGTTCTACAGAAAATGGTGGAGCTAATGCAAGAAAACAAAAAGGGCTGATTATTTCAGCCCCAGTAAAGCCTTGATGTGTACGTAGATGAGCCGCAAACAACGCTCATCTGCCATGTCAAGCATTTTAATAATTTCTTTCTTGTAATCCATGCAACCCCTCCCGTTATCAAATCTTTACTGCATTATATGATGCGCGTATCTCATTTATTCATTTTGGACATTATTTTCAACAAATCCCTTGATATTTTATTCAATATCCTGTATAATTTTACCCAAATTATTAATATAATAAATAAAAAAGGAGCAGAAAATATGAGCAAGGAAAAAACTAAAGTTTGCAAGTATTGCAAAGAAGAAATTGACGCAAAAGCTAAAGTGTGTCCTCATTGCCGGAAGAAACAGGGCGGCAAGTTGAAATGGGTAATTATCATTATCATCGTTCTGGCTGTTTTAGGCATGGCAATGGGTGGCGGTGACGATGACAGTTCTTCCACTGATTCTCCAAAGAGTACCACCGCAACAACGGCGGCAAAAAAAAGAAACTGCTAAAAAGGAAGAAACAAAAGAGAAAGACAGCGTAAAGGTTGGAGAATCTTTTGAGAATGACGGTTTAAAAGTAACTGCTAAAAAGGCTGAATTTGGATATGATGGCGGAGAGTACTTTACTCCAAAAGATGGATGCGAATATGTAGCTGTAGACTTTACTTGCGAAAACATCGCAGAAAAAGGCGACAAATATGTGTCTGTATCTGATTGCGAATGCTATGCGGACAATTCAGCTTGCGAACAGCAATACATAGGAAACAGTGATTTTGTTAACACTAATTTATCTCCGGGAAAGAATGTAAGCTTTACAGCATACTACGAAGTACCAAAAGATGCAAAGAAAGTGATTTTAGAATATAGTGCTTCGTTCTGGACAGACAAGAAGATAACTATTAATTTAAAATAATTAGTCTACTAATAGGACAACTAACAAGAGGGAAGAATTGATTCTTCCTTCTTTTCTTTTTTCTTCTTTATTTGCTTATTGTTTTCGACTGGTTACGCCCAGCCGTTTACGAACGCTTCCATTTCCGGGGATACTCTTTTATAACCATATTTCTTTATGTGTTCCACTAAGCTTTCTACTGGTAACTCCTGCATATCGTGAAGTGCTGCCGGTGAATATCCTTCAATGAATTTGACTGTACTACCATACGCAGATTTAATAAATATATTTAATTCTTCGTTCTGATATATCTGTCCGCGTTCAAATTTCATTTCTTTTACTTCCTTTGCTTCCTTCCATGCTAATTTTAATCCTTCGGAGATGCAAAGACCTGCTGTCTTAACTAACTCCCACGCTCTTTTCATGATTTTTGATAAATTGTATTTTTTCATTTCTTTGTATCTCCTCTCTTGATTTAATTCGATTATACACGATAATGTCTATTATGTCAAGAGAAAAATACACGAAAATATATTATTTTTTTCTTGATATTTCTTTCAGAATAATGTACTATATATTTATAATGATAAAAGGAGGATTTTAAATGGAAACACGAGCAAGAAAAAGAAGTAACATATATAAAGGTAGTATCTCATATAGTAATTTATGGGACACGTTAGAACGCAGAGGGTTAAAGCGTTCCAACCTATTAGATAAGGAAAGTTTTAATCTTTCCCCGGCACTGGTCAATAAGTTGCGGCACGACAGAAATGTGAATATAGATACAATTATGTATTTGTGCGAGAAATTGGACTGTCAGGTGTGCGACATTGTGGAATATAAAAAATAATACATCTTCGTGTATTTTTTTCTTGACATAATAGTCATTATCGTATACAATGGAATTAAATTAAAAGAGGAGATGCAAAGAAATGAAAAATTTTGGAGAAAAGTTAAAGGAACTAAGAGAAGAACGCAACTTATCTCAAAAAGAACTTGGTGAAAAAATGGGAGGAATAACACAGCAGACCATAGCACAGTACGAAAAGAAGGAGACGGTTCCGAAGCTTGAAACCGTCTCAAAAATAGCTGATGCTTTGGAAATTAATCCCAATATTTTTTATTCTGATTTTTCGCAATCTACGGCGGATGATTCGGAAGAAATTGGAGAAAGAATAAAGGAATTGCGAAAAAGCAAAGGGGTAAACCAAAAAGAACTCGCTCAAAAAGCCGGACTATCTATTGGTTCTATACAGGGGTATGAGCAGGGGCGATATAATCCGAAATTGGAGGCGATTGCGAAAATAGCCGATGCGCTAGAAGTTGAGCTTGACAATTTTTACGATGTTTTATTGCAGCGCGGCGAAAATGTCTCTATTGGCGGAAAAATCAAAGCTATGCGCCTGCAAAAGGGGGTTTCACAGGCAGCACTTGCTAGATGTCTAGGCGTTTCAACAGCCATGATTTGCCAGTACGAAGTCGGAAAAAGGAAACCAAAGGTAGAAACCTTATCAAAAATCGCAGGCGCTCTAGGTGTCGATTTAAAAGTTTTTTATGACGATTTGCCACAAAAAACTATAGAATTAAAAAGATACGAAAACATAGCATTGGTTAACGAATTTGAAAATGCTTGTTTTCGCTTGGTTAACTTTCCAGACAGTGAAGAAATAACCGAGAAATACGAAAAACTCAGAAAAAAGCTAATAGACAGGCTTAGTTGTATGTAGATAGTAGCACCCGCCCCGGAGGTACGAAGGCAGGAAAGGAAATAAATGAAAAGAGCCGCTTTATACGTGCGAGTAAGCACGCAAGAGCAGAAGAACAGTGGTCTGTCTGTTGATTCACAGATAGATGCGCTTGAAAAATATTGTGAAGAACAAGGATATGTGGTTGCCGGTATTTATAACGATGCCGGTATATCTGCACGTAAAAAATATACAAAACGCCCCGCCCTCTTACAGTTGCTTGAGGATTGCAGGCAACGCAAGATTGACATAATACTCTTTACACGCCTTGACAGGTGGTTTAGAGCCGTTGCAGGGTATTATGAGGTACAAAATGTCCTTGACGCGTGTAAAGTGCCTTGGCGGGCTATCTGGGAGGATTATGAGACGGAGACAAGCCAGGGAATATTTAAAGTAAATATTATGCTGTCCGTAGCGCAGGCGGAGGCAGACAGAGACAGCGAAAAAATACGGTCTGTTATGGAATTTAAACGGAACAACAAGGAATATATTGGCGGAAAAGTGCCGGTAGGTTATCGCATAGAAGGGAAAAAGATTGTAAAAGATGAAAAGACGCGAGGAATAATTGAGGATATGTTTGAGCATTATTTCCAGACTTTCTCGAAAGCAGGAACCGCAGACTATATTTTAAGTAAATACCCTGGTTTTGTAAGAACCAGAACGAGGTTGGTTAAGATTATGTCTAGCCCAGCTTATCGCGGTGAAATGTATGGAGTAAAAAACTACTGTGAGCCGTACATCACAGAGGAGCAAGCACAAAAAATTAGCGAGGTATCCAGTCAAAAAACTTGGACGGATTGCAAGAGGCGTATTTATATTTTCTCCGGCCTGATGAAATGCCCGCTTTGCGGTTGCAGGCTTTCCGGGTGTGCAATAGGCAAAAAAGGAAAAAAGTACAAAGTATATCACTGCCCCCACTCTGTCGCACAAAAGCACAAGACCTACACGCGATCAGAAAAAAAATTAGAAACATATATGCTCGATCACATCGAAGAAAAAATACAGTTAGATGTATTAAGGGCAGAAGGTCGTGTGAAGGCGGCTGGAAACGATGTGGGAAAAAGAAAGAAAAAATTATCCAGTGAGTTGGGAAGAATTAATAAAATGTTTGAGAAAGGCAGGATAACAGAAGAATACTATGACGAAAGATATGAGGCTATATCAAAGGAATTAAAAGAACTATCCCAGACCGCCGCAACGGAAGAACTAGAAACTAAGAAAAAAATACAAAGCAGATTTCCTGACGGTTGGAAAGATATGTATATGCAGTTAGGCGAACAAGACAAGCAGGTGTTTTGGAAAAGTATTGTAAAAGAAATAAAAATATCCCCCGACACTTACGTGGAGGATATTATATTTTTTTAGTTTTTGTTATACAGTAACTAGCCGTAACCACCAGGTTAAGGTCAGTTACCGTATAACAAAATATGATAGAAATAAAGGAGAAGTAATTATATTATACAAGAAGAAAGAGGACGTTTCAAGCGCCCTCTTTTATTTTTCGCAAAACTGACCGATATTCTCGCGGATACATTGCTTCTATAGCTTTCATGTGTTCGTCAAGCACGCGTAATAAGTGCTCAAAGTCTGCTTTCCGGGCTACCTCCTTAAATTCAGATTCCGGTTCGGATGCGTAAGAATAATATGCTGTTTTTGGTGTCGGTTGGCTTGGCGCCTTATCTGGCTCCAGATTATTGCGTACATTGTATAAAATCGAAAGCCGTTCGCAAGTGGCGTAGGTTGTTTTTCCTGCCTCTAATGCCGCAATTTCGGCATTAATTTCGCTCATATTAATCATTGCGGCACTCCTTCCTTTTATCGGTCTAATTCTGCTAACGCCCTGCCTAAAGCTGCCTGATCTGTGCTAGACAGATTACTGTCATGCATCATGTCTTTAATAGTCTCTTTTACCTGCATTTTTGCATCGTTGTAAGAGTAATGACCCCTCACATAATGCTGACCTCTACGAGCGTTGCTGTAGTCGCCGTAGTCCATGTCGGGATAACGCCCACGACTATATCTTCCCGATGCGTTCCAGTCGCCGCCACGGCTGTACTCATCATCGCTCTCTAAGTACATAATTTTGTCAATATTTTTGATTGTGTCTGTCAGTTTGTGGACTGCTTCTAAATCCCCGGCGCTCATGTCGCCTTTGTTGGAAATCTCGTCTAACTCTCTGCACATCATCTTTTTTAATTTGTGTAATGATTCCATTTTTCGCCCTCCTTTACGCTACTCTCTCGGCGATTAAATTGCTATTGGCTATACTAATTGCCTGCGTAGATGTATTTTCGACTGCGATTGTTATGCAACATCCGCGCGGCACGTCAATAAATGCCGCCGTAAATACATTAAAATATTCGCCTACGGCTGCAGGTGTTACGATTGCTGTCGCACTATTTAATGGTTCTCCGGCGATTGCCAGGGCAATAGAAATAGGTGTCACAGTTCCACCGGCGGGTATGGCGATATTAGCCCCGAAGCTGACCTTATAGCGCGCCCTGCACTGGTTTGTAAGGCCTCTAAGGGTCACAATTCCTGCCCCCTCCCGGTGTGTAATACAGCTACCGCACTTTACGGCTGTCTCTGTGAGCGGTAAATTCTGCCCCGCTGCCACGGTTACAATATTGCTATTAGTAAATTCTGCCACGTTATCACTCCTTTTTTAATAATAAACGGCGGAACGATTGCCCCGCCGCTATAAGCATCATCGGCACAAGCCGAACAATCCCGTCAACGCAGGAAGCTGCTAATTATAAAATTTTAGCATCCGCAACTGGTATTGCATCCACAGTTACCGTACTGATATGGTGCGGAAACCGGAAAAGCTGGAACCGGTCTAGGGTTGTAATAAGTAAACTGACCCTGCATATATGCCTTCAATGTTTCATTCTGTGATGCCTGAGAAGCCGCTAACTGTGCCGCAAATAACTGCTGATTCTGCTCGGCAATCTTAGCGTCCTTAGCTTCGATTCTCTGCGCTGTAAGAGCATCAAGGATGGCTCTGGCGTTGTTGTTCTGGTTGTCAATGATATCTCTTGTGTTGTTTGCGTTGTTAAAATTCGTCTGGCAGAAGCCACTTGTAACTTCCTGCTGGATTGCGTTAGAATTCATTGCCATGTTGTAATTGACGCCCGCAATAGCCTGTTTATTATCACAACAGCACTGTGCTAACTGTGCCTGCAAAGCGTTAAAACTCTGCATATCTGCAATCTGTCCCTGCTGGATTGCATTTCGTGTATCATACCCGTTCTGCTGGATTGTGCTATTTGTTCCTGCAAATCCGTTGAGAAGAGAGGTATTCATCGCATAAAATCCATCACAAATACCGCTGTTGATGGCATCACCCTTGCGCTCAAGGGAGGAAATGCCGCTATCAATCTGGCGCTGTAAGGTTGCAAAGTCAGAAGCTAATACATAGTTGTCTACCGCGCCTCCGCCGCCGTTATTCCATCCATTTCCGTTTCCCCATCCACAGAAGATGAAAAGGAAAAGAATGATAATCCACCAAGCACCGTTACCCTCGCCAAATGCGCCGTTATTGTTGCCTGTGACTGCCGCCAAATCTGCCGGGCTCATTCCGTCTGTTGTTAATCCCATGAAATCACTCCTTTTTATTTATTTAAAACCCTTTAAAAGGTTTTGAAACTGTGTTGCCATGCCCTGCAACTGGTTATACTGTTGCTGGCTCATTTGCCCGCTATTTAGCAGGTTTTGCACTTCCTGCTTCGGGTCCCCCTGAAACTGCTGTTTGAACTGTTGAAACTGCTGTATCATCTGCATTGGATTGAGATTCATTCAATATCCTCCTTCTTAACGTCTCCATTTGCCTCTCTAAGGCGTTTAAGCGTTCCTCGTAGTTGATTGGTTGACTAGATTGCGAAAGCTCCGCTGTGGGCGAATCTGTGCCTTTACGCTTGTATTCAAACACCTCTAAAAACGGTCTGCCCGTCTGGTCTGCTCTTTTTTCGTAAAAAATTGGTGCTTGGCTGTCCCACAGGCGAACAAAAGAGTTTGGTGCTACTAAATACGCCTCCGCCGCGCCCTGTCCTTGTACCCAAATCCGTTCATCGGGATTGTTCTGCTGTTGCATTTGTTGAGGCGGTGCCTGCTGTTGTTTTAATCGGTTGAGCTGGTCGAGATAATCCGGTTGTGGATATTGCGGGTACTGTGGATATTGTTGTGGATATTGTGGATAACCGAACATTTATTTTCCTCCTTCCCTCCAGTAATATATTGGTGTCATTGCTCCACTGTCCCACGTGTCGTAGTAATTACCGTTAATTACTGCTATAACGTGCCCTGACAGTGCTAAAATATAAGCCCCTTCTGGGTGATTGTTTGCAAATTCCGATACAGTGCAAGTCATGTACTCATCGGGGATTATGTAGCGATTAAACCCCTTATCTTTGAGGTATGCACCCCACACCGCATTAGCTGAGGGCATATCTGACAACATTAAGCCGTACAGGGCAAGTTGTATATATGTTTCTTCCCACGTTTGCTTTGTAGCTTTTGAGATAGCGCGCACGGTGCAATCTCCCACTTTTGCCGCCGCTGGGTTAGGATTCCAATATTGATACATCTCTCCGCCCTCCTTATAGTTTTATTATCGCAAAAAAATAAGCGTGTCACCACGAAGGCAACGCGCTTATTTCTCGCATGATTTTTAGTTATCTTTAGTTTCTTAAAGGCTATTTATGTACGGAATTGTGCCGGGAACTAACAAAATCTTTTCTACGGCACAACTCCACAGCCCTTGTAATCCTCTCGTGCTTATATCCATTTTCTCGGCGGCTTGCTCCTGCGTTAATCCGTCAAAAAGCAAGTACTGTACAGTTTCGCGCTCCCGCAAGGTTAAGCGGGCACACGACAAGGCATAATCAATAAATTGTTTATCGCCTAATTTCCAGAGTTTTTTTATCAAACTTCTGTTCACTGCATCACCTCAAACACGCAAAAATTACGTAAATTTATTTCATTTTGTCCAGTCCTAAAATCGCTCTAACCTTGTCCGGGAGCAAATCAGGGTTAATTTTGCCGATATTCTCCACGATAGAACCAAGTTCCATCAAAATGATGTATACGCACACGCCTGCGGCAATAGGCACCTGGAAACCTAGGTCTACATATTTCTGGGAGTAGTCAATAAGGTACGCAAGTACCACAAGCATGATAGAACCAAATTTATGATACAATCCTTTCCTCATTTCTGAGGATTTCCACTCGTGGTTGGCGCAGGCGGCTACTCCGCCACTAGCCAAGTCAAAAACTACAAAAATACAAGTTAAAAAGGGTAACATAATATCTACCATCTCCATTCCTCCTTAAAAATTATTTTTCTTTTGTTTTTATAAATTAATTAAAGCCCTCTTTAGTTAATTACAACATTTCCATTTCAGCTTCAATTCTCGGAACATAAAAAGTCTCATAACCCTCTAAATTTGGGTGAATACCATCGCCACTAAAATAAGTATCTCTAAATTCTTGATAAAATGGTGTGCATCCTCCTTTTAACGCAATGTCGGCATAAGAGATACTATATTTTTCGCATACATCTCTAATTGCTTGCAAATATGGATAAAACCCACTATCAATTACACCAGTTATTGTCATTATTTTATGGGGGACAACAAACAAAATCTTACTTGCAGGATAATTCTGTTTAAGCCATAAACAAATACTATCTAATGCACCGTATGTTGTTTTATCGTCTCTGCTAGAGTTCATGTTTTTAGGCATAGTTCCTATGGAAACGCCTTTGTCTTTTTGAAAATAATCATTGAATCCTCCCTCTATCAGCACATAGTCATATAATTTATCCATCATTTGGACTTGTTCAAGAATTGAGTTAGTCGTTCCATCTCTTTTCGCAAATGTTGTTCCCGATACAGCAACTTTTTTCATGGACATTTTATTTTTTTCAGCGATAATATCGGCATACGATTTTCCACCACTTCCAAAGCCAAAAGCAACACTGTCGCCAGCAGCAAATAAACTTTTACCATACAATTTGTTTTTTCTAAAACGATAATATTGTGCTAATTTTATCTTGGATATATTAGTTCCAAACGCCCACATATTATTAGTGCATATCAACTGATTCAGCATATAGCCTGCGTATTTCTTACCAACATTAAATTTTGATGGAATATCATTTATCGGAATCACAACAACTCCAAACTTTACATTAATTGCGGTGTTATTATTGATTGAAATACTAATATTTTTATTATTAAAAGTGATTAGACTGGATGATTTCTTTTCTTGGACGGTATTTGTTAACATTTGTGCATATCCACCAAAAGATAAACCAAGTATTATCGACGTTCCACTTGGAAGCGTTCCATCTAGTATAAAAATTTTGTATCCAATCGCACTTAACCCATCCATCATAGACAAATTAACGCCTAAATCAATTAATGTGTATGTAGTAGCTGTTCCGTTAAGCGATATAATTCCGTCTTTTGCACTATATGTCAAACCATTAACTGTTTTCTCTGCAATATTGGGAAGAGGTATAATGTTATCTTTATACACTGAATCAGCAGAAATCTTAGCAATTTCTCCATTTCCAGATATATCCATCATTTTCGTAGACGAAACTATTTCACCGTCATCCCCGACTTCGTAAACAACATCAGAATCCAGTTTTTATTTATTTAAATTTCCTATATCTTCCTTTATCAAACCAATTTCTTTTTTTAGCGGGCCAAGGTCTTCTGTTGTTTCCCCATGTTTCGAGAGTATATACGCCTCATCTCCCGTTAAACCGCTTTTTCTCATATCCTACACCTCCCTAAAGTAAAAACCACTTGCTATCAGGAGCATAAAATCCATATAATTCCCCTGTATCTACACATAACGCTGTCGAACCACTTGCGACATAATGAGGCAATTTATCTACTTCAGAAGACTTCCCCCAGTAATATCGCTTACTTCCGTCCGTATCTATGCAATCCCATCCGCCTAAATCGTGTATAACATCTCCTTTGCAGTATGTCTGTCCATCAATAATTATTGTTCCACTAGCTATCATGCTCTCGCCTCCTTATGCATAAATTGTATCAGATATCCTCTGCATCTTCGTAATCTGGAAGTGTTTTGAGATACTTATAAGCATCTTCAATAGTCATATTCTCTTCATACTCTTTCTCATATGTAACAGCGGCTCTGTACGGTCTGTCACCGTTGCTTTCCATAGCTCTACCAATCTCATCTACATAAGATACTACAGCTATTGAATCATGACTGTTGATTGTAGACTGAATATATAATATTCTGTGATAATTAGTAACTACGCCGTCGCTTTGACGAATTTCTTTTTTTAAAGCCAATTTTATTATTCCTCCTATGAGAATGTTATCTTAATATTAGCCCAGATGCCGCAAGGACTATTGTTTGTAACATCTGTAGTATTTGGCATTGTTGCAAATACATGGATGCAGCCTCCACTAAGCGTTGAGTGTATAGTATATTTTCTAGGTTTGACATATTTTGTTGATGAGCCACCATACAAATACTTATTATTTTGTCGGACCATAAGCCCTTCCACACTTGTTACTGTTACCGTCGGGTTCCCAATTATTGGTTTTGATAATGGAATTATAAAAATGACATCCTTGCCGGAACTCGTAATATATCCAGCAGTACCAAAAGTTGCACTGATCGAATCGCCAGCGCAAAAATATGGTCTCCAAGCCCCTAAATAGGTGGATAAATATATTCTCCCTGCATCCAACTTTATTACGTCCGAAGACACAATCTTTGTATTAGAGTTATCAGCATATATCCCATTTCCAATGCTTTCGTACAAATCAGTATAGGATGTTCCACTTTTTACAGATAACGAGAGACTCATATTATCTTTTGCACTATCATAATATAATTCAAGCGCAGCCTTACCACCGGCATTAGTATTACCTGCATCTTTTGTTTGCTGTGTTGATACAACAATGTTGTTTCGTGACTTTACAACAGAACCAGTACCACTATAAACAGGGTCTCCATCTTCATTCACTACCTTAATATCTGTAATTCCAAATCGTACAATTTCGCTGTTATTGTTGCGCACACACATTCCATTTGCGTCAAGTAACGCGTTCTGTCCAAGTTCATTGCCTCGCATATCACCGACAACTAATCCAAGTCCTTCGATATATTTCATAAAGTTAGTTGCAACTTTAGCAGCCTCTGATATCTTGTCTTCCTGACTGCTAAAGTTTTCCTCGGTAACATCTTTAAAGTTCTCGTAGGATTTCTTTACCTTAGTAGCTGTCTTATTCGCTTTAATTGCAACAGAGTCATCCGTAGGTGGTGCTGTAATGTTTCCTGTTAACCATGCTTTTCCGCCGCTGACACGGATTTTTACTGTGTCACCTGTCTTACAATTAATCGCCATCTGTGCGGGGGTTTCATCTGCTCCACCGTCAATGTGGACATATGCCGTTTTTTCGTCAACGCGAAGGACTTTTGCAACCGTGTCGTAAGGCTTTGTTTTGCTTTCTTTCATTGCCGAGGCAATCTCTTTTATGAAATCATTCAATGCTCTCTACCTCTTCCTTTGTCCGGCATCCGTGTTCAAGCGACAAGGTTTGTGATATTATTCTGAATTTTCCAGTAAGGCCATGTCTCGGATAATTTAGAAAGACCACATCGCCTAAAAGAACGTCCTCGAAAAATCGCCGGCTATACTGTATCGTTCTGGCAGGATTCTGCAATTCTTTTAGTTTTCTAACGGCATAAGCCGCTATGTTTTCCCCGGAAGATAATTCAACGCCTGTTTCCGATTTCCACACTTCCCTGCCCCGGCTGACGGTTGATAAATAACTGTCCGGGCTGTCGTCCCGCGCGATGGCTGCGCCGTAATCGTCATGTATTGCCATAAAACAGTTCGGTGTGTCGTACCAATTAAATGTGTCTGTTACATCACACTCTATGATGTCGTTCGCGTTAATTCCCACCGTAAGACTGCTATTATTATCATTTGCGCAGATAACAATACTTCCATCGCCAAGTATTCGCATCCGCCAGCCAATGGCATCTAAAATATGCAGCGCCATTGTGAGCCTTGTTTCCCCATCTTCCGCAACGATATTATCTGTAGTTATCGGCGATGTTCCTTCGACATACACAGGGGCGGGGATGCAATCATTAAGCAGATTTTTAATCTGTTTTGCTCCGCTACCGGCTGGTGCATAATAGCCACGCGGCAGGATTACATCATCTGCCGGCTTGAGAACGGAATAACAGTCAATATTGTAAGTTTCTCTCACACCATCAAGCTTTCTTTCTGGGAAGGCGGTCAGGCCAGTAAATAGCGCTACTTTTGCTCCCGACCCTCCCTGTCTGGCTTGTAGGTAAATGCGGACCCAACACTCATTGTCTGTTATCTTTTCCGTCATTGTGACGGAAGCAGATTCCCTTAAATCTGACGTACTGTCCCGGTCAATACTACCCTCAGTAAATTCAAATTCTTGACGGTCTGTCCACGTCTTAGGGTCAACTGTTGTTAAAATATATCTTGCTGAAAATCCTTTGCTCCAATCCATCACGCCACCTCATTAGGATGCTCTGCGTTCCACTGTTCTTCCGTCACAGCATCCAGTTCTTCCGAATCCACTTTTTTTATCGTTAATGAGAAATCTGTCCTCATTTTATTATCGTGGTCTTTTTTCTCCGACACCTGTATATCGCAGGAAAACGATGAACCATCTGGTGTCCTAACGTGACATATTCCGGGATACGTTGCGAGCCGTCTCATTTGCTCAATCATCGTTGGTTCTGTCAGTGAGATACTTACTGCATCAATTTTTAAATCGCGAGTGATCGCAGGGTTCCAATCGCCTTGCACAGAGCCCCCAAGGTATACTGTCCTCTCAAAATCTTTATCCCACGAATTATCTAAATCAAGGTTATACTGGATTTCGATAGATTCACCGTCAAAATCAATGATTGCCTTTTTATATTCGATGGAAAAATCGCTATATAACCACGCAAACGAACTATCTGACGTTATATAGTCACCGTTGGCAGTTTTATTTACAACCAGTATGCCGCCGTACTCATTTAACGCCGGGTATGGGTCAACATATTTCTGTCCATAAACCCCATTTTCCAGAATCAATTCTGCTCTGTCTACACTCATCCGATACAAGTCGAATGTATCCCCATCAGCATATGTGGTTGGTTTAGCAACAACAATACTCGCTGTTTTGTTGTCTGCAATCGTATTTACAGTGGCCGTTGGTACTTCCGGCTGGTGTTTCCACCGTACAACAAACGGTATCTTTTTTTCTGCCACATGGTCATAAATGTCTGTAAATGCAATCTGTATGCTGTACCTTGCACCGTCATCCATCTGCCCGATCAGGTCGCTTAAGCCAATAGCATAGCTGTCTGTTTCACTGCCAGTAAAACTAGCAATAATTTCATTGGCAAAATGTTGTTCCTTTAATCCGTCCGGGCGCAGAATATAATAATCCTCGTCCCTGACAATCGTTACTTTTGCTGTGCCAGCAGAATCCCCGAAGGAAGGGACTATTGTTAATGGTAGCTGCTCTAAATAATTTGTTGTACCTTCCGATGATTCTGGTACTGTCTGGTCGCTTGTTTCCGTGGTAACATCGCCAGAATTATATGCAGTTGATTCCGAAACAAGATTTGTTGTCACGCTGTTTATCGCAGGTTTTGCAACAATTTCAACAGCCACAGAATCTGACCATGCCCCTTCCTTGCCTCCCTGTGCTGTAACCATTGCTTTTAAATAATGGATTTCTCCTACATTCCATAGATTGCTCAAAAGGCCACTTGCAGTATAGATTTTATTAATGTTTTCAATAGTTTCCGATAATGTCTCCATGCCGGAAGACATCATTAAAACAACGACGTTTCCATCTTTGCCTTTAACTGGCTCATCGTTAACCGCTTCCGCTATTTTTATGCTCGCTTTGCTGTTTCCGGTATAGCCGACACTACAAATAACTGTGTCGTCCATACTAAGATAGTTTTCTGTTGTTGCTAATGTAGGTGTTGTTGGTGTCTCGCTCAGTGATACGGAAACCGTATCAGACCAAGGAGATAGCACTTCTTCGTCCCCGGACGTATCCCGCAATCTTACGCGGAAATAATATGTTTTTGCCGATTCCAGGGACCCGATATGCCACGTTGTTTCCTTGTCCTCTACATCATAAGTAGTTGGGGCGTCCGTACTAATCCATGCGTCCTCATGGTCTGCCCACGCAATGGTAGCCGCATCTGCATTTTTCCACGACCAATCCCATGTTAGTTCCACGGTATCAGATGCCACTGCCATTGCAGTTATATTTTTCGGTGGGACTGCAATCTTTCTTGTTTCCGAGTAAACCCACCCTGACTGCATGAGGGGGCTAAGTTTGTAGGTGATGCCAGATGCTCCGTTTTGAGGTGCAGAAGTTCCGGTAAAATTCTTGAGGGCAATCTGGTATTCAGCGCCGCCGGACACGTCCGGACACGTAACTGTGATTGTCCCTTCTTTGTCGGTGATCGCGATAATACCTTTTTCCTCGTTGTCTATTTTCATCCAGATTGCTGTTTTGGCGTCAGGAACCTCCGTATTTCGCTCAACGTTATTGATGATAAGTGTTGTTCCTGTTGCCGATACCGTATCAAATGACGGGGATTTTAAAGCCCCTCGCGCCGCTACTCGTGGCTCAGAGTATGCATATTTTTTATCGTGCGTACTTTGCACTCTTGTCCACATAATCTGGTCTTCCGCTATGCCATCGTCTGTGTTAAAATCTGCTGACACCGTATAATCATGGTACGCAACGGTTACTCCTGCACTCCATGATGTGCCGGTATACCTCTCTCCGCTTTCCGGCGTGTCTATGGCATATTGTAACTCCATAGAATCCACAGGGCGGTCCCGCGGCGATGCCTGCACCCAGTTTGCCCATACATAGCGGCTAGAGGAGCCTATCTCTTTGCTCCCTGTACTCTGTATATTTGGACGCTCTGGGATGCTGTAATAATGGTATGCATAGCTCCAACCGGAATCTCCGGCACACCCTCTCGATTTTGCCCTTACAATACGGCAAAATGTCTTGTTTTGTGTCGGGGAACCATCCTCTGTTATCGCCCATGTGCCAGACGCTCCCGTATAGGATGCATTGGTAAAGCGAGCGTTTGCAATGGCGCCCTTATAGTTTGTCATTAATGCGGTCTGTACCTGCGTCCTTGCAAAATGCCTTGCATCATTTGCCTCGTATGAGGTATTCCAAGTAAATGTACCTTTATTTGCGCCAGTATCATCAAGAGAATAAGAAACGGAAGGGGCATTTGGTGCATAAATGGTAAATGTCTTTGTGGAATGTGCGGCTGTATAGGTATGCTTTTTATCACTTTTTGTTTTGCCCTTTACCTTAAATTCTATCGCGTTTAATAATTTTGATGAGACAGGATAATAATTTTTTGCATTAAGTGCTACCGTTTTTTTAGTTGCTGATTTTCCTACATTTATTTTCTTCCACTTTGTCCAATCCCATTTAGAAGCACCGGCGTTTTTTGTATGTAGACGATACCATAGCCACTGTCCATCCTCATATTTTTTCGCCGGTATTTTCCAAGATATTGTAAATTTCAAACCGTCTCTCGATATAGACAGACCGCTAGGAGCAGCAGACTTTTTCTTTTTCTTTGCCATTATGCCATTTTCACCTGCCTTCTAAGCTCACTTGCCATTCTTCTTCCCCATTCTTCCGGGTTATCTGCACCGTTTACAGTTACATTAATAGTTACATCGTTTTTCGTTCCCTGTGTTGCCTCTTTGATATCGTTCATCAGTCTGCTACGACCGTACAGCATCTCGTCTCCTGCTTCTCCTGCTCCAAACAAGGTGGCATCAGAAAATACATATGGGCTTTCCATGGCTTTTTTATACCAGCTAATGTGGAATGATGGCAGGGAACCCTTTCCCCCAATACCGAACGGAGCTTTTCCGCCGGAAACACTCAGGTGCGGTAGGTTTAGGTGTGGAAGAGACCAGCTAAACTTTAAGACGCTCTTAAACCGTCCAGGGAAGCTTTTTACAAGGGATACTGCCTTAGTAAAGATACTTTTAACAGCCGATGGTATCTTAGTAAATGCTCCTTTTACAGCCGATAAAATACCATTTCCCTTAAATGCTCCCTTGAATCCGTTTACAGCATTTTTAGCGGCACCCTTTAAAAGAGAAGGGAGATTTTTGACCCCTTTTATTATGCCGGTAACAATGTTTTTACCAAGCGAAAACCAGTTAAACGCTGTAAATACGCTTACGATTGCTGTGATAATCTTCGGTAAATTAGCAATTAATAACGGAATCGCACGAACTAAGCCAATCGCTAAATTTGTTATGATTGTTACTCCTGTTGCAAGGATTTTTGGCGCATTATCGTTAATAATGCCAGCCAAATTCGTTATGATTGTAGGTACATATGCAATCAATACAGGAATAGAATTAATCAGCCCTTGAGCAATATTCTGGATAAGTGTCAGGCCTGCATTTATCAATTTGCCTGCGTTGCTCCTCAATGACTCTGTAAATTGTGTCAGCATCGGCAACGCCTGCCCCAAAAAGGTCGGGATGCCCTGAGTCATGCCGTTAGCGATAGTCGTCAGCAAATTAACTCCGACCGATGTAAATACATTTAGCCCTGTGGAAATCGTAGAGGCAAGATTATTTAACAGTTGGCTGACAGCAGTTGTAATACTGCCAGAATTTTGAGTAACGCTTGAAATTAAACCGTTTATGAGGTCGCCGCCGATTTTTGTCAGCCCCGGCAACTGGCCGCTAAAATTAATCGCATCTTGCGCCAGTTTGGAAAGGGCGCCGCTTATGCCGCCAGATTCCATCGCCTCAGCTAATCCACTAACCTCGCTTGTTATACCTTTGATGGCACCACGGATAGTACCCGAAAAGGTATTATAAAAAGCAAGTTGCAGGCCTTCTGTGGCGCTAGATAGCAAGGTTATGTCGCCCTGCAAATTATCTAACTGCGTAGCCGCCTGTTGTGCTGCGGAGCCGGAAGAATCCTGTATTCCTTTCCAAAATTTTTGCACAGTCGCATCACTCGATGCGGTCATTTTATTAAACGCCTGTAAGCCTTGCGTTGTAAAAATCGTTGCAAGAGCATTGTTTTTTTGTTCCGCTGTCATACCCTGCAAAGAGCCATTAAGCTCGTCTACGAGGTCGTTAAAATCTTTTGCCTCGCCGTTTGACTTATAGGCGGATACACCTAACTGATCTAAAGCTTTTGATGCATCATCAGTCGGAGTATATAAGTCCGCCATTGCCCTATTTAATGCCGTAGATGCCTCGGAGCCTGTCACGTTCTGCTCTGCCAAGCGAAGTAAGGAAAGCGTGACACTGTCCGCCGCTTGACCGTAGTTTTTCGCTGTGGCAGCAGAACCGGAAAAAGCCTCTCCAAGGCCTCTTACGTCCGTATTAGCAAGAGTAGCACCCTTTGCCATCAAATCGGCATAGTAAGATGCGTTACTCATCGAGTCACCAAAGCCTTTTACAGCTCCGGCAGTATATGATGCCGATTCTTCCAGACTCATAGCACCGGCAGAGGCAAGGTTAAGTACCGTTCCGATACCGCTAATCTGCTCATCCGCCGACAAGCCAGCCTGAGCAAGGATATTCATTCCTTCCGCCGCTTCCGTTGCGGTGTACTTTGTTGTGCGCCCCATTTCCTCAGCCTTGGCTTTGACGTTCCCTATTTTGTCTACGGTTGTTCCCATGGTAGCTGCTACCTGAGACATTGCAGTATCAAAATTCATTCCGGCATCTATTGATGTTTTTGTAAATGCAACGGCGGCAGCAGAGCCGGCCACCATAGCTGTTTTAGCTACTTTCCCGACCGCTTTAAATGCCCCGCCAATTTTTGATGTGGACGAGCTGGCGTTACCTTCTGCGTCTTTCAGCCCCTGCTTATATGCGGTGTCTTTGATTGCCAGAGTGACAAACAATTCCATCACATTCAATCACTCATCACCACCAATCCGGCTTTTTTAATGACGTCCGCGGCTATTTCTTCGCCAGTCTTTGTTACTGTTTGCTTTTTATCGCTATTAATTAAATCAAAAAATGATACATAGAGATATTTCCCACCGAACGCCTGCGAAATGCTTTCGGTTACATATTTCAGCCCATCGGCCATGTATCGTTTGTAAATTAATTCCTCTGTGTCGTCTAAAATCTTAGCCTTGACGTACAGCAAGAATCCCTTTACGCTTCTTCCTCTGTATTCTCCTGCGCATCGCCAGAGGGTTCTTCTGCTGCGCTTGTTGGCGCTGAGAAAAAAAGCTGACGTACCTCCGGCTCATTGATGAGGTCAACCATGCCTTTGATAATGTCCATTAATTTATGCTTTTTCTTGTATTCCTCAACACTCTGCAATTCAAACGCTGCTAAGATTCCAATTACATCATCTTTGTGTGTTTTTAACAGCCTAGGAGCTGTTTTAGCACCCCTAGCAAAGACTTTGATATATTTCTCCCCTTCCTGCGGTACAAGCTTCTGGCACAGGCTGAGCGCATCATCATCGTCTGCAATGTTACCGATATGTTCGAGGGAGTTCGCAATGGCTTCTAAACCCTGTTCTGCTGTTAATTCTGATAATTTCATGCTTTACCTCCTACGCCGCTTCGCCTGTTTTGATATAAACCTCGTAAGGTACTGTCTCTGCGTTCTTAATGCTGTAATGTCCTGTGTATTCGAAATCAAAATTTCCTTTGGATTTATCATCTGATTTAATCTTAAATCCGCCCGTTGAGAGTGCATTCATAATTTTGATTGCGATAAATCCGGCGGAATCCCCGGAATTTTCGTCCGAATAGTCGCCAATCCACCAAATATCCTTAAAATCTTCTGCCTTTAAATCTGCCCTTGGTGTTACTTTGTTTCCCGCTACGTCTGCCGCCGCCATAAAACTTTTAGCCTGTGCGGTATCCATTGTAACGGCTGTGCCTGATAATTTTACTTCGATAGATTCGATTTCCTTGAGTTCCATCGTGTTTTTAGGCACATTATCAATGTCTTCCCCGAAATCCGTAAAGGATGGCTCCGCGCTAAAGCTACAACCGCCGCTGGTTGCCATGAGGATGTTAGTTGCTGTTATGGCACCCGTTTCCGGCTCAAAAGCTGATACAATAATACCGGCGTTAATCTGTATTTTTTTGAAAAGGTCAGAAGGTACCTGCGTATACTTCATTTGCTCACCTCATTAAATAGTTATAAATTGCATAGTTATTACTGTGTATCTGCGTACTATTGACGAGTCAGCTTCATCGACTAAAGGAGTCCAAGGCTGGTCTTGCGACAGGAAAATAAATCCATCATCGCATTTTACCGTAGTACCTCCTTGCAATCTGTCGCTGATTTCTTTTGCCTTTTTGTTTGGGACTGCCTCAGATTCTGTGTGATACCAGACATTTACGACGCTAGTGGCGGCCGCACCTGTCCACCAATTTGCTATAATCGGTTCGTATGTGATAAAAGGGAAAGCGGTATCTTCCGGCACCCTGTTAGACGGATATGCAGTTATGCCGAAGGATGACCAAAATTGATATAGTGCCGCCGTTGGGGTCATGACGTTAACTCCCACTTCTCCGCCGGGACCTGTGCTATGTCTAAATTAGACGACGCAGGGGTTTCTTTTTCTCCTGAATTTGATGTAACTCTAAAAATTTTTCCGTCTTTTGTTTTTAATACATCATGATAGTCTAGCTTTACTGTTTTAGCTGTAGTAATTGTATATGTTGCTGTTACACCCTCTTTCTCTGCCACCCTGGCAGACATAGAGGTATCTTGGATTATTGCCGCCTGTATTTTAGCACCTTCCACCCACTCGGTGATAAATCCACCCTCGCCGTCAGAAGTACGCTTTTTATCCATGAGTATGCAATCTTGTAAAAATTCATTGATTAAACTCATGCCATTTTCCTCCATGGGTTCAGGCGTGCCCTAAAGGCATCTTGCCACGTGTAGGTCTCGCCTTTACTGTTTGTTGCCCTGCTGTACGAATATCCGCCAAACGATTCCGACTGATACGCTCCTAAATTGCCGTTTTTCGCCTGCCACTCGCTGATTTCGTCCACCAGTGACAAAAACGGTTTGGGGATAGCCAGCGGAACAACTACGCCGTTAAAAGTCTCCTCCTGTAACGGAGCAGTATTGCCTTTGTGGTACTGATAAACCCCGTCATTAAAGATAGAGCCGCTTACTAAATAGTACTGCCCATCTTGTAGCGGGAGGCGAATCGCGGTAGTAGAATAACGCAGGTCTTTAGTATCTTCTGTCACGCCTACATCAAAATTAAGCGTGTCAAAAATCCAATCTCCGATTGTTATTTCTCCCGTGATTGCCGCCCCTTTGACCGGGAAGAAATTGTGAATGTGATTCATGATTTCATAAAGCACTCAATCATCCCCTTTTATTTTCCGTTCGAACTTACTTCCGAAACGGCACTTGATACTTCTGGGATAGTTTCTGTGGTTCCGACAGTAACTACGCAAACACCGTCAAGGTATTCTGCCCACAGCTTCATGCCCATAATGGCGTATGTTTCGCCTGTGGCGTTTGTATAGTTGCCGCCTGCGTGGAATCCAATCAGATTTGTTTCGCCAGATGTTGTGTAGTCCAGGCCAAGTTTTTTAAAATCACTATCGCCGGGATCAATATAATACAAGTCAATATTTTCTACAGGTGTTGCAATAACAGTTTTTGCCGGGATGTAGGCGTCAGGGAGGAGGAACAGTGTAGAGAAACCAAAGAAGTCTTTGATATACTGCAATCCAAACATTGTCTGCACAGTAATCTCTTTATCACCTAACCAGTCGTAAAAATCCATTACATTTGCAAATCCTACGACTTCGGTTACATTTCTGTTCATGCCTGCGAATTTGTTGAGTACAGCACCTTTTGCGATCGCAAGTGCTTTCTGCCATTTCTTCTGCGTACCTTTTAATGTTCCCGTTTTTAAAAATGTGTAAAAATCTTTTAAAACCTTGTTCTGCAGCTCAACCATAAAGGCATCATCTGTCTTTTCGATTGCGACCGTTGCGCCCCATTTTGCCACAGACTCAAGAGTTAAAGATTTAGCGTATTTTTCTACAACAATATCTTCTTTCTTGCTTTCCACAACTTTAAACTGTGTAAAAGGGATTGCCTCACCCTCACCTACGCTTGCGCCGCCCTGTAAAGCTTCATCTTTCATCTGCGCTTCGTAGGTTACTAAGCTGGTGCCCGGCTCTTTTCTGATAGGTTTAAAGATTCCCAAGATAGTTCTCAGCGCATCCCAGTTTTTTTCAAATTGTGTTACAAAATCAATTTCTCTCGCTTTGAGAGCGCTATCTGTATTTAATATAGTGCTAGTGGTTACTCCTGCCATTGTCTACTCCTTTCAAAAACCAAAAAGTTCGTGATTTTCCGCAATCGCTTTCTGACGTTCGCCCGCATCTTTAATTTCCATGATTTCTTTCTTGGTCATTTTCCCCGGTTCTCCTCCCGGTGGATTTGATACGTTAGCGCCTTGAGTCGTTTCGGTTGTAATATAATCGGCATACGATTCTTTGATGCCTTTTTCTACCTCTGTTGCGTTCTCAAATTTCCCGTCAGTTCCGATTTTTAAATTATCAATAGTTTCTTTTGACGCTTTTAATGCAAGGCCAATTACTTTACTGGACACGCCGGAATCTTCAAGCATCTTTTTGTATGCGGCTTCTTTCGCATCGTACAATGCCTTCTTGTCCTGCTCGGCTTTGTAGTTCTCAAAACCTGCGTGTTCTTTCTCATACTTGCCTTTCCAGTCGTCCTTTTCATAGTCCTTCAATTTCTCCTGGAGGTCTGGGACTTTCTCTGCGTCCTCTTTGTATTTACTAATCTCGTTCTTGAGACCCGTAACGGTTGCAGAGTGTTCTTCGATAATCGCGGAAACCTGCTCGTCTGTAAGTGTCATGCTTTTTAAAAAAGCTCTTGTTAATGCCATTTGATTACTCCTTTTCTTTGAGGGATTTCTTTCCCTAAATGACTTTATATGTAAATCACAGTACTTCGTGATTACTTACTAAATAATTTTGCAGCTTTAAGGGATTTCGCCCCAAATTTGCCGTCAATTTTTAATTTACATTTCGACTGGAAAATACTAACTGCATCTTCTGTCTTTTCTCCATATTTGCCGTCAGTTTCTAATTTTGAGCCGATAGCCCAGTTTAAAAACTTCTGCAATTTCTCAATTTCTTCCCTTGTGTTTTTTAATACCGTGATGCCGTCTAAAAACGCATAGTAGCCGCGTGGCGGCAATTTAGGAAATTTCCCGGTGTATTTAACCTTTTTTGTTGTTTCTTCCTTCTGCACCGTCGCCGGGAAGTCGTGATACAAAATATTTAAATCAAACTTGCCGCCGTTGCCGGTTGAAACCTTGGCTGGAAACACGCCAGAGCTAGTATATTGCCACACCATAAGGTCGGCTACGTTTGTAGGCTTATAAGATTTGTTTGGTGTCGCTTTAAATGCCATGCGGTTATAGCCTTTGTAATAACGTGCAATCCACCAGTTTTTACACTTGACCTTGTTTTTATCAATATGCTCCGAAAAATACGACATCCCGGTGTAAACACCAAATTTATAGCCTCTTGACTCAACGACAGTCTGTGCCGCATTGATAATCTCGGCAATCTTTACTTTGCTTAGCCCTGCCTGCACTTTGTCTTCAATGTCAAACCAAACGCCGTATTTAAAATGCTTCTTACTAATCTTGTCGAGGATGTCGCATACAAGTTCCATGTCTGACTTAGCTTTTGCCACTGTAGTAGCGTATGTGTAGTTATACACGCCCCATGGGATACCTAATTTCTCACACTTTTTATAGTTCTCCTCAAATTTTTTATCTTTGCCTAAATCCTTGCGGATAATCTTAATGATCGCACCATCGCAACCGTATTTCTTTACTTTCTTCCAGTCAATCGTGCCGTTGTATGTAGATACATCAATAATTTTTCTCTGTGTCATTTTCTCACCCTTTCCATCTCAGCACATATAAGATTTTCTGGTTGCTGTTAATAATCCTATGTATCTTTTTGTATGTTCCACCTGCTTTTTTAGTATTTGTACTAGCCTTTCCAGCATCCCACCAGACCATTTTATTGCTCTCGTTTATTCCTGCAAAAATGTTAGTATGTAGGCGATAAAGGCAAATGTCTCCAGGCTTTAATTTACTTTTATAATCCCGCGGCAACTTGTTGACTGTAATCAGTTTGTAGTGTTTTAACATAGCTGTCTTGGTCCCTGTTCCCTTCCAGACGATGTTTCCGCTTTTATTGCAGTAAAACATCTGCCCGGCCTTGAGGATTCCTAACTGCTGTAAGCAATAGCACACGAACGATGCGCAGTTGCTTACCTTTTTCTTCTTTGCGCCCGCCCAGCTATTCGCCACGTTTTGAGAGTATTTAAATTTTTTATCAACAAAATACTCCGCCGTTTCCTTTGCCTTGACGAGCAAAGACAATCTGTCCATTATTCCATCGCTCCTTTTAATTCATCTGCAATGATTGCTGTGTATTCTTTCGCGTAATTTGCCGCCGCCGGTTTTAAATACGGCTGCGCCCTCTGACCGTTTGTGATGTGCCATTGTCCCTTATCGTCCTGATAAGTCCACGGGGTCTTTCTTCCTCCCTTGTAATACACGCCAGTTCCTAGTTCCACATAGGCGGCGTATTCTTCGTTGCTGCCTATTGTTTCCGTGAGATTTTCCAAGTCGGTCCGATGCGTAATGCTGTTTCTTAATGCGCCCGTATCGACCGGACAAAGGTCTTTTGCGTGCCCTTCTGCGGCGGCTCCTGCCTGTTCTAATGCCCTTGCAAGTGCCATGGTGGTTTTAAGTATTACTTCGTCCACGTGACTCACAACATCAATATCCGCCATTATATTCGCCCCCTTTGCGTTGCTAACCATTCGTAGTAGGTCATGTCTTCTATGACTTCGTTTCTGCCTGTCTCTGGGTTTCTGACGCGTATCATTCGCGGTTGTGCTAGTTCGGCGGGTAGTGCAGTTCTCTGCGTACAGCGGCAGTTATAAACTTCCGCCGGGATTCCACTTGGGTCTCCCGGATACATGAGACCGTTTGAGTACGCCATGTTAAACGGTACTTCTTCGCCATCTAGCGCTCTGTGACTGTCTCGTGTCCTCAAGTCCTTTGTTGCTGTCCAGTGTTTCACTACATCAATTCCCATCTGGTAGGCTTCCTCGTATGCCGCCTGCCTGCCCCCGTTCTGCGCTCCTGTAAACGCTGTGCGGGCGTTTCGGATTGCGGCAGTATGATTCATACCTGTAACGTCCTGAAATCGCCCTGCGAGCTTTTTTATACTGTCACCCTGTAAAATTCCTTGCAGTAGTGCATTTTGCAATTTCTTCTTGTTCCAGTGCACATCCTTGCTTTTCAGTACCCTACGCGGTGGAAGAATCTTCTGCTTTTTGACCGTCAGCCGTTTAACTGTGTGCTCGTCAACCAAATTAAACGCAATATCTCCAATCTCTTTTATCTGTCTATCAGGCACAAGGGATTTAATCATATATGCCTCAAAGTTATGATTAATGGCAATCACAAGAGGGGTCTTCTCATTGATGTATGCCGCGGCAATCTGGTTTGACTCTGTCAGCCGCCGCGCCATGTCTTCACGGAGTGCTTCCCACCTCTGCCCTCTGCCATACTGATTTATTAACCATGCTTCAAACTCTTTTTTGGTATACTTTCCTGCCTGGTATGCCGCATATTCTTTGACGTATCGGCGGGAGAATTGTTTAAAATAGTTTCTCGCTTTGCCGTTAAGCTCTTTTTCAGCCTGTTTATATACGTCTGCTAACCGCTTTTCTAACTTTTGTAGCTCCTGCTCTGTCCACTTGTCGGATGGATACATGGTTATTCATCCCCTTCTGGATTATCTTCCAGCGTATTTGGTTCAATCGGCTCCGTGTAGCGGTTATATGATTCTTCATCCAGCTTTTCCAAAATGTCTGGTACTTCTTCCGGTGCAACAAACGGTAATTTTTTCAGAATGGTTTCTTCATCCAGATAATTCGCCGCTTCAAGAATCATATCTGTACGCTCTTTCTCGTTACTGATTCTGTTCCGCTTAAATTGCGGTTCGTCATCAATCCCCGCAAGCTCCAGAATTTTCTCAATCGCATCGCCTACAAAGTACTCAAAATCATCTGCATTATCATCTAGTGGCTGGTATGCGGCGTCGATATGATCATTTGTTGCTCCGGCGGCTATGGTGTGTACATCCAGCGCCCCGAAGTCCTCATAAATCTCTGACCGCATTTGTGCGAGAAACTCTTTTCTAGCGGTATATGGTGGCTCTTGTGTGTATGCTTGCACCTGCCCTTCCTCAGCCTTTGCGATGTGCTGAAATTTGAGCCGGTCCCTGAATTCCGCCAGTTCGTCGTCTGTCATACCGTCAGCGTTAGAAATGAGCCAATACATCTGCGCACAGTCGTCTAAATCATTGGCAAAACCACTTTGTACCGCGTCGTAAGCATCAATCTTCGACTGCATCCCCCTTAGCGTGCTTATATGCCTTTTATTACCAAACATCGGTACAATAGGGAGACTGCTATAATTTTCTTCTCCGATAATTTCGGGTTCCAAATTGTTTGCAGTCTCAATTCTCTGTCTGTATGCCCGTTTGGGAGCGGTCTCTTTTAATTCTCCAAATTTACTCTCTGCACTGTAGGTTGTGTAGCCATCCACCTCGTACAGCACAACCTTAAACGGTTTCTGCTCGTCCAGTTGCCAGAATCTTATGCCCGCCATCAATGCCCCTGTGTCTTCATCCCACATCGGGGCGAACTGCGTAAAAGGAAATTCGTGCACGTGGTCCACATTCCAAAAAAGGAAAGATTGACCGTGAATTAATGCGTTGTAAGCCGCCTCTTTAATCCGTCTGTCGAATTGTTTGCCTAGTTTATCTTTGACACCCATGTCATTAAAAAAGACACCGTTTCCCAGGCTGTACGAACAGCGCTGTGTATTTAATTTGTGAAAGAAATTAGAGCATATCTGTGCGTTAGACGAAAAATTATCTATCTTTTTCTGGCCCAACAAAGTGTAATAGACGCGCTGGAACTGTAAAATAGTCTCATTTTCCTGTGCGTCATACTTGTCCGCCCTTAACGCCTCTTTGTATGCTCCTGTACTCTCGTGGAATTTTATAAACTGATTTATAAATTGCCCTTTGTCTTTTGCGGCAACAAAATCTTGATATGATAGATACATTGTTATCACCCTAGAATTGATTTGTATTGTTTTGTTCGGCTGCGCTTGACGAGTTTTAATGTTTTTACAAGATACCTGATAGCATCCATTGCGTGGTCTGACTGTTTTATAACTGCATCCCTGCCTTTGTCAGCCGCTGTTGGGTCCCATGCATAGATGCCAAATTCCTCGATCGTGTGTGTGCAAGACGGGTCAAACGATAATTTGTCTTGTGTCAACATCGTCTCAACATCCGCTATCCCATCGTTAACAGTGTTATCCGCCTTTTTGACCTTATGCCCTCTACTGCGTAGCTCCACAATGAGAGCGGCAGCGGATGGGTCAACAATGACTAAATCATCTTTCTGCCCGTTTAGCGTGTCCTCTAGTCCTTTTACTAGCTCGCTGACCGGTTTCATTCGGTTGTTTTCTCTGCCTGAGTAATAATACTCTCGTAGACAGTGCCAGTTACCGGTATCTGCTCTTTTTTGCCAGACCAGGAAGACGGTGGCGTTCTGCATGCCAAAATCGGAGCTAACAATTATCTCCCCGCTAGTCTCCGCCTTACAAACGTGCCTTTCTTCCGAAAACATATCATACACAAGCCCCTCGGCTACTGCCCAGTTGCCCAGTATGTAGCGTTGATACCTGTGTGTCCCTGAGTACTCTTTTATTAACTCGTTTACTACCGCCGGAGGCAGGCAGCCATCGTGTATGTTGTACGCCTGCTGAAATATATCGGCATCGGAATCTAGAAAGCCCTTAAACCAGTGTTTCGGTCCCGCCGGATTGCAAGTGCCATCGAAATGACTGTGTGACGTCCTGAGACGAGATTTTAACATCTCAAATACTTCTTGATTCCACGTTGTCACCTCATCGCCGTATGCATACTCAATCGTTGCTCCCTGTATTCTTGCAACGTGCTTCTTGTTATCGGCACCTAATGCATATACTTTTTTTCCAAATAGCTGTACTGTATTGTCACTCCGTATCTCGCCAACTAGCTCTTCACCCCATGTTTCTCGCATGGGGTCGAGTATGTTTCGCTGTAGTGTGCCTCTGGTGTTTCCCAACATCACAGCCAGCCCTAATCCTTTTAGGTGTGTCAGACGTTGAGGAATTACGATTGTGTAGTCAACAAAGGATTTCCCGGAGCCTGTTGCCCCGGTCTTTACGTTCCAGCGATGATTACAGCCTTGCAGGTATTCCCTTTGCTTGCTAGTCAATGACACTATTGACACCCCCAAGGATTTCAATAGCTTTCGCCAGTGCTTTGTCGCTTGCACTCTCTGACTGTGGCTTATCACGCCATTGTTCTGGTTTTCTGTTCTTCAACCAAAATATCTGTGCTGTTGTGTCCGGCGCAACGTACTTCTTTGTTACTTTTCGCTCCGTCATTACTCCGCCTTCGTACTTTTCTCTCGTCTCCTCGTAGCTGTACCCTAACGCCCGTTGTAACAGGCTTTTTTCCACTTGCCTGTCCACAACATCTTTTCCCTTTTTTAAGGTATCGGCTAAAATTGGAAATTTTTTCTTCCATGTATACAAGGTATCTGGGTTTATGCCGATGTTTGCCGCGATTTCTTTATCTGTGCATCCATCTCGTGCCCATCCCTCTATTTTTAGCAACCCTTCTTGGGTCAGCCACTCTTGATATTTACTTATCCCATTTGGGGTCACCTCCTAAATACAACCATAACCCCGTAAACAATTCATTACGGGGTTATATGAAAGGAAAGAAAATATGAAAAAAATCGTTTACGCCAGTTGCATAGCGCAACTAGATACAAGTATAAGGAATTGCACCTTAACAGCCGCCGGGGTAAGACTAATAAGCGGCTGGTCTCTAAACACTTGTAGACCCGCAACCTGTATGGAACGTAAGGCACCGTGGGATAGGCGTCTTGCGTACTCTCTTTTACGCGGGTGAGAGTTTACACTTTTACCACAAAAAGATAGAGGAGGTTATGTCTCACAAAAAGTTACCAGTACTCGTCCGTACAAATGTATTGTACGACATCTTTTAAGCCGTGTTAGACAAACATAAAAAAGAGAGGGAGATAATTTTCCCCCTCTAATATCCTGCATATTTCCCAGCCAAATTGGCGAAAGCACTAAGCCATCTGCGTATAGTCATTTCTGCATATCCGAGCTTATCCGCCGCCCCTGCTATCGTGTATCTATCCTCGAAATATACTAGCTGTACAGCTTTCATTCTGTCCAATCCGTTGTCCATTTCCTCCGTCTGCTTTATCGCCTTGTTGATAGCGTACATCCATAGGGCTGACTGAGCTGTATTTTCCGCAATTAACTTATCTGGGTACTTTTTTACTTGTTTGACTGCGTGCCCATACCAGTCGTATTTGGGATTACTCATCGTTCTATCTCCCCGTTTCTTCCAACTTTTTTAAACCTCACTCTTTGTAGTGCGTCAGGGCTCTTTGCTTGGTATTCCGTCAATAGTTTTGTGACCAACCCCCACAATAACGTCGGGACGGGCAAGAACACCGCACCTCTCGCAGTATTCAGATGCTTTATACTCGCAGTCTCTACACCTAAATCCCATAGCTTCAGGTGTCCACTCATCCGGATTTGTTTCTTTTAGCTTGCACGCTCCTTCTGTTGTTCCAAACTTGCACTCCTCACACCTTCCTGTGCAAGCTTTTCTGATTGTTTCTAATGCGTTCATCATTTCTTTTCTGTCCATTTTTGTTCCTCCTGTTTAAAAATATGTGATCGTATCCGCGGCGTTTTTTGCCATCAACTCGACTCGTTTTAAATATCTTAACTGATTCTGGATGTATGTATCAGAGTCTTTGCCTCCGGCTGCTCTCCAATCAGCTATTCTCCTATCAACATCCTGTAATACTTTAATCGGGATTATATCAAGATTAATATCTTCAAGGCTAATCTGCTCCATCTTTTTACTCCTCTCAAATATGCTCATGTGGCTCGACCGGCTCCCAGTGTTTTTCAGCTTCCTGCTCAATCAATCGGTTATACCGCTCCACAAATTCGTCCTCGCTTATTTCACCATGCATAAATTTTTCTGTTATGCTCATGTAGGTGTCTGGTTTTGTTGCGCCATCATTTTTGCAAGATACCATTTCTTCATCTCTTTCTCTTTTTCTATCTGCATTTCAGTAAGTTCTATTTCATCATCCACCGCCTTGACTGCATTTACAACATACCTCTGTTCTTCCTCCTTTTCGTGCCAGTCAAGTACGAAATGTTTTAATGTTTCAAATTGTAAATTAATTGTTGTCCGGTATTTTCGCAAAAACTCAGGAAACTTATTGCAGATAGCAATGTGCAAGTAATCCGCGCGAATTCCTTCGTTTGGCTCAAACACTGCGTACCTTGTATCTAGTGTATTGTCATTTTTTAATTGGCCTACATACTCATCCGCAGCACTTAATTTTACATAGCAACTCCCTGCCGTATATATTTTTCCAGCCACCGCACGTTCTACTTTGCATATCTCAAAAATATTGACTTTTTTACATCGCATTTTCATAATCCTCTAATGTCATTTGCCTGAAAGTATTTCTTGTATTCTGCGGCTTCAGCAATTTTCTATGTTCTTTTATAACGTTCATATCCCCCTTGCTGCCTACCAGTTCCCCCAGCATTTTGTACAGTTCTTTTCTAGTTTTCCTCTCTTCATTTTCAATTTTTTGCAGTTCTTTAAGAATCGCTTCCATGTCTGGTAGAGTCTCTGGTTCAAACGTATCTACATATCTTGGAATATTTAGATTGTAATCATTATATTTTATTTCCTGATAAGAGGCTACGTAAGCATATTTTTCTACATCTTTACGTATAAAAAAAGCATCGACGACATCTCTTATCTGCTCCTGCGACATGTCGTTTTGTGCTGATTTCTTTTCAAATCGTCTTGATGTGTCAATGAAAAGAATATCCGGAGAATTTTTTTCTAAAATTAGTAAAAATACCGGGATTGCTGTATTTAAAAATAACTTATCCGGTAATCCAATTACAGCACTGATCCAGTGTTCTTTAACAAGCCATTCTCTAATTTTTCCTTCTGTCGCTCCTCGAAAAAGGACACCATGTGGAAGTATCGCAATCAGTCGTCCATCATCTTTTAAATGTTGTACGCCGCGCAGTATAAATCCGTAATCGGCTTTGCTTTTCGGAATTTTATGTCCCATGATTGGCATCTCGTCCGCTTCTGGGAATTTCATAGAGTATGGTGGATTCATAATTACGTTATCGAAGCATCCCATTTCTTCCGGTTCTACTTGTTTTGGGATACTTATATCATTATTTTTTTCTAAATGATATGTTTCCATTATATTTCCCCGTAAACAATCTGCCCGGCTAATACTTCCTTCCAGGTCATTAATGCAGGCATCTAGTAGAGCAAACGGAATCGTACGCTCGCTAAATTCCTGTTCGCATATTTTTATGTCATGCTCTTTTGCGGCTGCCTTGCTTAATGTTCCCGTTCCAGAGCACATATCCAGTACACTGCCCGGCTTCATCATTTTTGCGACCATGGTGCAGATGCAATCCGGTGTAAAATCCTGTTTTAATGTTTTTCTGTCTCCCTGCTCTTGCTGGAATATATCCCGGATGTCATCGTGCGTACTTTTTTTTACTAGCCTTATGATACTTTCTGCATTATCAGACAGTAACGCATCCATAATTGCATCTGGAAGCTTATATGATTCGGATACATGAAATATATCAAGTAAAGTTCTCTTCGAGTCCATAAAACCACTCCTTTCTTGCACGTTCCAGTTTATCTATTCCTCCTTATTCTTCTACTGTCATTTTCTTTCCTTTCCCCTCCGGAATAAATCCGGAGGAATCAATGGCATATAGCTCCACATGGAACCGTTAACGTGTTACTGTAATGTGTATCTATCCTTAACCCCGGAGGGTGTCCAGCTTTAATATCTTACCCAATCAAACGGCAGTTTATTTACTAGCAGGCAATTCGCACCTTTCTTTCCTGCCCCAAAGAGGCAATTTCGGCAATATTTATGCTCGTTGCAATACTTTTCGAGTGTCTCCGCCGCTTTTCTTGCTTCTGAGTCTCCTACTTTTCCCATTACGCTACCTCCCTGATCGTGATGCCGTACCTCTCAAGCATCAGCTTTCTCTTGATGATGTATTCCGGATTTTTTCTTGTGCGCGGGGATTTTACGTCCTCAACAACAATTTTTCCCTTCTTGTCTGTGTAGCGGAAATCTGCTGTATATGATACGGGGCGTTCTGTAGTGCCATCCTCTCGTTTCTGGCTGCCTATAAGGATGTATCTAGCCTGTCGCTCTAATCCTGTAATTTTCCCCGCTTGTTGCATCGCCGCCAGCTCTAAATAGCGATGCATTTCTCTTTTGCTATCAAACTTCCCATCTTTCGTAAAAATCTTTTTATTTCTAAATTTGTTCACAGGTAATTCCTCCCAAATGTTTTGATAAATTCTTCCCTCGTTCCGTTGTTCTCCTCCCAGTACTTCTGTGCTAGTTCTTTGAGATACCTGTCTAGCGGTCCGTTGGGATTACGATGTACCGCCTCACCACCGTTGGTATGGTGATTCAGGCACAAATAAACTGTAAAACCATACTTTTCGGCTTGTTTTCTGTTGCTACTGCCATATAAGACATGATGCCTATGTAAATTTTGGGTTGTTTTGCAGAAAAAACACTCTTTTTTTGATTGTAGTACGCTATTCATTGCTAGAATCCTCGCTTGTGAAATGATATTCCATTAAATCAGCAATCATTAGGTATTCTTTTGCTATTTTTCCGTTTCGTGTTTCTTTTACCTGTTTTCTAAATCCTTCCAAGTCTCCATGGAAACACCCGCAATTAACCATTATTTTTTTATTTTTGCCCCTATAAAAAGTTGTGCAGCGGAATTCTGTTCCGAAGCCCTGTACTAATGCATAATCTGCGTCGCCGGAAACCCTTGCGTTGCCGGAAACCCTTGCGTTGCCGGAAACCCATGCGTTGCCGGAAACCCATGCGTCGCCGGAAACCCTTGCGTCGCCGGACACCCATGCGTTGCCGTAAACCCTTGCATTGCCGTACACCTTTGCATTGCCGAAAACCTTTGCATCGCCGTACACCTTTGCATTGTCGTACACCTCTGCATTGCCGAAAACCTTTGCATTGCCGTGCACCCATGCATCGCCGTAAACCCTTGCGTCGCCG